TTTCATCAGTAACCAGCTCCGTTAGTAGATACTGGTATTTCACAAGTATCGAAGTCGTTCATAACTTTTACGCCTATATTAAAAACCCAACCACTAGCTAAATCGTCAAAGCGCTCTTGGAATGGGTCAATTGTAAATTGGTCTTCTGTAAAATATATTGGAAAATTAATATCGTTAACTCCAGCCAAAGATTGTCTTGAACTATGTCGCAACATACTTATAAAGTCAGTAGCAATATTTAAAGTGTTATTCCATACTTCTTGCTGATTGTTATTTCTATTAATTAACTTAGTTAAGTCTGCAATAGGTTTTACTTCTGTACCCATATCCGTATCTACTAAGTCCATAATAAAAAGCTGAAAGTTGTATATAAGCTCACTATCTCCAGTTGTTACGTTTACAGGATTTATATGCAGTAAAGGCATTTTTAAATTCTTATCAATAGCCACGTCGTATATATCGCCTACTGATACCGTAGAAATTTGGTCGTGATATTCTCCTAACCTAGCCATAAAATTTACTACGTTATTATATGTTTTGTTATTAACCGACATAATTTGTTTTTACTTTATTTTGATTATCTAAGTCTGTTTCGTAGCTTAACCACGTTAACGCTTCTATTAAATTTAATTTTGTTACTTTATCTAAATCCACTATATTGCCATTTGTTAATCTATACATAACACCAAACCAACTCCATTTTTTTGCAAAGTCATTATCTGCTATTGCATTATCGTTTCCCTTAGCTCCTTTGTCAAAGACGATAGCAAAATCGGCAATAATATTGCGCCGAAATTGTAAAAAAAAACCAGCGCATCTTGCACTTTTTCTGCTTGTAGACCTCGCATTATTTCTGTCCGCAACTTAATATCTCCGTCGTAAGGTTCTATTTGATAAAAAGTATCTTTTTTATTTGTTACTGGTCTGTATAATATAGCCATTATTTCTGGCATATTATTTTCTATGTCTTTTAAATATGTATCTAAATCTGCATATTCACCCAAAGTTAAACTATCTAAGTCTGGGTGAAAACCATACTCTTTACCGTCTATTTCTATAATTTGTTTTAAAGAACTATTTTCATTTTGTTGCATATTAGATAAACTTTTTGTAATCATAGCTATATGATACAATTCTAATTTATCTAATAATTTTTCTGGTATATTTGATAAAGCTAATATGGTTTGTTTTACTTCTTGTACTTTACTTACTTTTCTTATTTTAAGCAGTTTAGCCCATTTTTCTAGCGTTACGTCAGACCAGTTTGTTATTACATTATATTCCTTTTTTTTACCTTTATCTTTTATTTGTACTTTCATATATTATATAATAGAAATTGTTGATATTTAGTTTAAAGTATTATATTTGCCGTGTTTTAGTTAGTAAATTAATTTGAAAAGGGGAGCTTGAACGTGCGGGGCTTCCCTTTTATTGTACATAATATTTTCCTAAATTCGGATTGTCTAAATGATAAATTATATTATATCTAACTGCATCTATTCCGTGATTGTAAGCGTCAACGAATAACTTAGACCCTTTGTCGGCATATATATAGTTATTAAATTCTTTAGCTAAATTTATTGACTCTTTAGTTATTATTATATCATAATCTAACATTCTAGTTATACCGCTTTCAATAGTACCTTTTTTAACTGGTTTTATATTTACACCTAAATGTCTCAAGTCTTCTATTAGTCTAGGCTCTGCGCTATCTCCTATAATTAATTTGTCTCCTACTTTTTCTAATATAAGCTCTGCTAGTTGGTGCGACTTTAATCCGTTTTTGTATAAGTGTTCTTTTAAATATATTATCTTTTTCTTTTTATCTATTGCTACTTCTACTAAGCTATCTGGGTCAACACTAAAACCAAAGTCCATGCCACAACTGGTTTGTAGTCCGTCTGGATTAAATTCGCCTATTGTCCAATTCTCAAAGACTACGCCCTCTGCTTTATCTAACCAGCCCCCAAGTATTTTATGTTTATACTTTTTAAAGTTCCTGTGTTTTATTGCTTCTACACGCTCTAAGAAGCTCTTAGACAGATTATCTTTGTTGTCAAGGTATGTACTATGAATATAGCATATATTGTCTCTAACGCCATTAAAACCAGCTTGTACGCCTTTGTCTTCAAAAAACCTTTTATATATCCAATGTTCTTTTGTAACAGGATTTAATATAAGTATAATTCTGTTTTGTACTCCCTTTTCTCTTATACTTAAATCTATTGTATCAAAAATGTCTTCGTCAATTAATTCTTCAGCTTCGTCTAGTACCCAGCAACTTATTCCTTGTAAAGATTTTAAACTTGCGGTTTGGTTACCAGCGCTTGTCTTTATACCTCTGAATAAAATATCACTATTGTTTTTAGTGTTTATTACTTCTGCTTTGTTAATACTAAAAATATTGTCATATCCTAACAAAGTTATTTTTTCTAAAAATTCTGGTATAATAGATAGGTGCGCTGATACCATAGTAAACCTAGTAAATAATACTCGTATACCTGCGGTCATAGTGAGTAGCGTAAGAAATACAGTTGCAGCAAAAGATTTACCAGACCCTCGACCTCCAGTTATTATAAAGTATCTAGCGGTTGAATCAAATAGCGGATTATATTTTCTACTCAGTTTCAGAATCTATAAATGTTATTAGCGGCATATTTAAAGTTTCTTCGTTGCTAGTTACATCTACTCTTTGTTGAGGTCGACCGTAAAAATATTCAAAGTATAACTTGACCGCCCATTGTTCTTTTTTCTCTAAACCTTTTTTTAATGACTCTAAAGCTAAGTCGTTTAAAGGTGTTAATTTTTCTATTAGCTTTTGTTCTTCAGCTTTTGGTTTACGTCCAGCTCCTATTCTTTTACCTCCGTGTGTACTCATTTTGAAATAATTTGATTAATCAAGTCTTTATATATAATAGACTTTATTCGTATTCGTTTGGTAACATTAACTTGATATTTAATTCTGTAAGCGCCCAAATTCTTATTTGGTCTGCATATATCTCAAATTCTTTACTATTCATTTTTGCCGTACTTTTTACTTTTTGCAAACCTATTTGTTTATCGTTCACCTCTATACTTTCCCAAAGACTAGCAAACTTTACTTTTAATGTATCGTGCATCTCGTCTGGAAAATATCCTAGCTCATTTGCTAACGGTTGTACAATACAAGCCCAGTAGTAATTGTTTTGCATATTTGACCTATTATTTCTTTGCTTACTTACTTTAACTATATATCCGTTATTTAATTCTTTTAGATAATTATATAACGTCTGTTTATCTTGATTTGTATGTATTACAAAATTCATTTAAAAATCGTCGTTAATACCTCGTTCGCCTATTAACATTTCTTTAGCTCCGTCCCATAGTTTACTATGTCTTTTCTTTTTACTTAACGATGCTTCAGTTCTTTTTATTTCTGGCATACCTTCTAATGGTTCGCTAGTCATATATTTTCCACAAGGACATTCTGACCCTTTTGTAACCCAGTTACCCTGACGATAAACAATATAGATTTTACTAATCTCTTTTTCATATTCTCCGCACTCGCATTTATATTTCATCTTGATAAAGCTCCAGTTCTTGTCTTAATTTCTATTCTTTCAAGCTCAAATTTTAAATGTTCTATTGCTTTTTTTATATCTTGCTCAATAGGATTACCCTCTTTTTTACCAGCTCTTAAAAGATAAGTTATAGCCGTTCCTAAATTATAATTGTCTCCTTGAAAGTCTTCTATTACTTTACGAGCTTCTATTTTATATTTTTTACCTATGTAGTAGTTTGGTGTATTATTCATTTTTATATTTTTCGTATAATTTTGTTATTGCGTCAAAACAAGTATTTAAGCAAGAGCTACAATTTGTATTTGTGCTATAATTTGTGTTATGTATAGTGTTATACAAAGTTATTAATTTAGTTTTGTCTATATGATTTTTTGCTCGACCATTTTCTATTTCTGGGTACAGCATCAATATTTCTTCTATTATTTCTTTTGGTAAATCTTTTGGTTTTTGTACTTCAGTTGTTTTTAACCATTTACCCTTTGGACATTCCATTGGTCCAATTCTTGACTTAATTTTCATAAAACATTTACAAATTCCGCAATTACCTAACAAACTTAAATAGTGTTCGCATGACTTACATATATACATACGCTCTTTATATACTTCGTTAGCTACAAAAAATTTCATTTGTTTTTTTTCTTTTTCGTTTTATCTTGCAACTCTAAGCTATTTACACTACATCTATTCCAGTTTGGACTTTGAAAACCAAATTGCATTTGAAAACTATTCTTTATTTTTGCATTGTATAACTTCATTACATTTATTCTTTAATTCTGTCCTTACCTTATCTATTGTTGTAAACAAACTGTTTCTACTTATTTTTGTTTTTTTAGCTAAACTATCAAGTGTATTACCTTCGTAATAATAAAGTTTGAATATTTCTTTATCGTACCAATGAAATTTATCTATTTCAGATTCTATTAAAACAATTTTCTTTTCCTTTTCGTAATCGTACGAAGTTTTAACTTCTGCAAGATTGAATAAAATCTTAGGGTTAGCGTGAGATTCCAACTTGCAACTATTATCATAAGTTGTACTATGAACATAATTGAAGCTATTAATATGCGTATAATATTTTTCATATTTGTAATAAAAATTAGACCTTGTGCTTGTAAGCGCTCTTTTTAGAGCAACCGCTCCATATCTTGTAACACCTTCAATACCGTCTTTATCATATATATTTTTAAGTGTTTTTGGATTCATTTGTAAAAAATAAAGCATTAATTCTTGTACTGCATTATTTATTTTGTTTTCGTTTTGAGTTATACCAAAAGCCATTTTTCTAAACTTGTCTGTAAGATTTGCTATTTCTGTATAAATCTTATTCATTTTCTGGCTCTAGTAATTCAATTTTATCTACGGTTTCTATTAATAATTGTTCTAAAACAACTTTGTAAGCCCTTATAGTTGCCCTGTTATTTTTAGATTCTAAACCAGCAAAAAAACTATTTGTAGCTACTGATAAATTTATTGGTATTATCATTAACCAGTCATAGTAATTATTTTCTTTTACTCCTTTTCCGTAACCGTTATGATACTCTTTGATTGTTTTAATAACGTCTTCAAAGTTATTATATTTAGATTTTGTAGAAACATCTTTTGCAAATTGCTTACAAGTGTTAATATATAACTCAACTGTTTGTTTGTGTTCGCTACTTGCGTATATAACTTCTGACATACGACAATTATATACAAAATAACTTATTCTATTCCTTTGTCTTTTTTTAAGTTTTTAACAAGTGATTTGTAATAAACTATTTTTTCTTCATAATCTGGTCTACTTATTTTTATAGTAAACCTTGAAACAACTTCTAGTTCTTCAGCCGTGCCTTCGCCGTAATTACTATCAAGATTTAAGCCAAAGCGATACTGTTCACCGCTTCTGAACATATTACAGGCTACGCATTGAACTTGACAATTTTTTTCGTCAAATCTTGTACTGATATGTTTACGGCTTTGAAAGTGTCCGCATTGTAATTTTTTATAGTGGTCTACTTTTCCACAAGTAAAACATTGAGCTAAACCGTACTCAGTTGCGTTTCTTAATCTTATAAACAAACTAAACCATTTGTCTAATTCTTTTTTTAATTTACTAATCGACTTCACAAAACATTCCTAGTTGCTCATTTAAAGTAATTGGTTTTACATAAACGTATTTTGATATTGTAGTATTTCGACCAAATCTAGTTTTTTTTATTAAAGGTACGCTATCTATAATATATCCATCTTTTCTATGATTAAAAATAATTGCCGATAGCCTCGTAGCTCCGTATTCTCTAATTGCTTCGTAACTTGTTATAGCTCCGTAAGTTTTTAGATGCCAGAGTATTGCGTCTGATTGAGTTTTTACTTCGTCTTTTTTTATAATTATTTTTCTCATTTTAGTTATTAGTTTTTTAATTTTAGTTATTAGTTTTTTCATTTAATTAATTTTATTGGTTCTTGATAATAAAGTGTTTTTTCTTTTGACTGACCTAAAGTATGTACTTGATAATAAGCATTGTCTATTGTTTTTTTATGTTCATAGGTCCACTTATAAAAAGTTCTTATATTTAAAAATGGTTCATCTTTTCCAAATCTAACTCCAACAGAAAAAGCGTCTTGTATCTGATTAAAAGTCAAGTTTTTAAATCTACTTTCTTTTTGTAAATCATTTGCAAATATTTTACTTAAAGCTGCTATTGTTTTACCATCTGGATTTTGCCCTATTTCTATTGCGGTTTTATGTAGTAACTCGTATACTTTTTCTGTTAATTCTTTTAGGTCTTCTTGTTTTAATGTTTTCATAAATATTTTTTTCCGTCTAAGTATTCGTTTAATTGTTTATCAATTTTACTCATAGTTTGCCTACCTTTATCTCGAGACTCCCAATTTCGTACCGCTGCTTTCCAAGAATTCATTTTATTTTTTCCTACATACCAGTCTTTAGATTCATAAAAATTTATAAAAGTCTCTGCTTTAACATTATTATTACGCTCTTTACAATAAAGATTAACTTCTTCTAAAGTTGGTTTTTTAAAGCGCTTCTTATTACTAACTGTAAGTTTATTATTAATACTTGTATTATTATTCTTTAAACTTTTATCGTATAGGTCGTTCAGCTTTTCTGGTATAGCCCCTGCGATAATTTTGATATACCTATGTTCGATTTGTCGGCTACCTTTTTTATAAGTATATTCAATTTTTACGTAACCAGCTTTTACTAAGTCGCTAACCCAACCAGAAATTGTTCCTTTACTTTTACCATAAAGCTCTGCAAAATATCTATTACTAGCAAAACATTCTCCGTTCATATTACATAAAGCAGTAATTTCTGCATATAACAATTTAACATTTGGTTTAAGATTTTCGTCATATCTTATTGTTGACGGAAGTATTGCGTAATAGTTAGGTTTATTCATTACATTATTTCTATTTTATAATGATAATTTTTTAGTGCTAACTTAATATTTTCTAATTGATTTGCAAAATCTAAATAAGTAACTTTTATTAATGTAGATGCTTCGCCACTATAAACTGCTATAACAACATCATCTAAATTTAACGGAGCTTCTTTAATACCTTTTTTTAATAAATAGTTTTTTATATGACTACCTTTTATAAAAACATCTTTTGAGCTTTCTATGTCTTTATATGCTTTATAAACTTTATTATAAGCGTCTCTATATAAAGAACAATATTTATAGTTGCCCTCGTGTTTATGTTCATAATAATATATTAACGACCTATCTCTATTTAAAATTAAGCCTATTATTTTTTGATGTATGTCTTCTTCTTTTCTAGCTATAATAGCTGCAACTTGTCTAGCTATTTGTAATGGTCTTTTTCTGCTTTTGTCTTTTAATTGACCCTTTTCAAGATTTAAAACATTTTCTGTTAAATCACAAATAGCTCTAAAATTATATTTACTTGTCATTTTAAAAAGGCATATCGTTTTCAGAAGTAATCATATCTTGAGGTTTAAAATCTGAGCCGCTTTTAGAAAACCTCCAGCCGTCAATTTGATTATAGTATTTACCATTGTATTCTCTTGAATATACGTTGCACCAAATTTGTACATCTTGACCTTCTTTTAATTTATTTAAATTTTCTACTTTGTCTTCGCCAAAAGCAGTTATACACACTTGATTATTGTATTCGTTTTCTGTTTGTACTATACAAGACTGCTTTATCCACGCTTTTCCATTTTTACTTGTGCCGCCCTCAGCTTCAAGTATCTTAATTAATTTTCCTTCTATTTGCATTATTTCTTTGATTTTTTGTTAGACTTTGTTCTAATTTCTTCTAAGTTGTCAGCGTGTACTATATATTCATAACCACTAGGGCTTTCAACTTTACATCTTACAACTCCGTTTTTTTCCCATTTTTTTATAAGGATTACATAATCTTTTAACTCATGCATTTTTTGTTTAGTTGCTAGTTTTGATAAATCTTTTACTTTGTACTTTTTCATTTTTATTTATTTAATTATTTACGTTTAAATTCTTCGCTTTCGTCTTCTGAGAAAATTCCTAATTCATAAAGACCAGTCATTTTTAATACCGCTCTTGACATAGCTCTTTTTTCAGCCATCTCGACTACATACCAAGACATAGTATTACCATCTTTAAAACCGTTACCCTTTAAAGCAGAGCCAAAAGTTTGTATAATCTCTTTACCTTTTATAGCAATTGCTTTTATTACACTAAAGTCCTTTTCGCATTTTATTATTTCGTAGTCGATTTTTATATTTTCAATAGCTTGTATTTTTTCAATACCGCTACGAGTTATTATTATATAGTGTTGATGTTTGTATACGTCGTCTCTAGTTAGACCGTATTTATTATAAGCGTCTTTTATTTTTTCAGTTGTCATTTTTTGTTTATATATTTAGTTAGCGTTTGTTTTATTTGTTCACAGTCGCACCACTCTAAAAACTCATAGCTATCAAACCATACAGTTATTTGTTCGCCATTTTCATCAGTACCGCCAAAACATAATTCATTTTCATTAGCCATAAAAGTATTAATATTTATTCTTTTATGAGTGTCTTGTTTTTTAGGCTCTGCTGTTTCAAAAGTGTGATTAATTATTGATTTGTTCATATTGTTGTTATTAGTGCTTTATTGTTTTGTTTTTTATATAGTTTTTCGTATTTGTCAAGTTTATCTTGAGTCTTTTTATTTATGATTTCTGCATCTTTTCCGTAAATATTATGCCACCAAGAACCTTTAGGCTCAACTTTAAAGTCGTATGTTTCATTTAGGTTAAGACCAGTCATTTTTACATAATCTTGATAAGCTTGTTCTACTTGCTCTGGTGTGCCAAATATTCTTATACTAGGCTCGACTTTTTCAATATCTGTAAACCAACCCTCTGGAGCTAATTTACTTATCGTTTTATATACTCCGTTATTATAGAAGTGAAATTCTTTACATATTAAGCCCATCTTGTATTGTCTAAAAAGTTATAGTATTCGGTTTTAAGTTCTACAAATAAATCAATAACATCTTGTTCAGGTAATAAATCTAAAAACTTTTGTTTTAATTCAGTCTTTAAGCCTATTGTAGTTCTAGCTACATAGCTTTGACATTTGTTTAGCCATACCGCGTTATGCTTAACCGCGTCTAATATAGAGACAATAGCTTCGTCTTTATTTGTTGCTTCAAGCATTTTGTAATCGTATTTCATTTTTAATGTTTTAGTTAATATGATACAAAAGTAAACAAAATAAATGATATAAACAAATATATCAACAAAAAATGTTAATAATTAAATAAATACTAGATAAGAGTTTATGTAAAAATTAGATTATAAAGGCATTAATTCTAAAATTGGTAAGCGACCATTATCTAAAATAACGGCGCAGCCAAGTATAGGTTTGGCGGTGTGAAATTTTGCATAACCGTAAGCAAAAGACTTATAATCTATGCCGTTTGGTACTTGCATACCAAATTTTAAATCAGTTAAAGAAGCAGTATAATCTATAAAAGCTTGTGTATGTATATGACCCTGCACCATAGAAGAACCCCAGTTTTGTACTCTTTTCATAATACCTTTACCAGAGCAGCCAGTACCGTGTGTATATAAGACGTTATCGTGTACAAATTGTTCTTCAAATATCCAGTCTGGGCAACCTAAAACTTCGTTTAAATTTCTTACCCAACGCTTATCAATTCCAGAGTCTTCAGCTTTTCTAGCTATAATCAAATCGTGATTTCCCAAAGTTACCGTTATACCGTGCGGTACGGTGTCATTATTAAATACCTTGTACCATTCTTTTACCTTTTCAATAGCCATTGTCAATTCATACTTACCATCTGTCTCAGTTGACGTATGATGAAATGACGAAAAATGCGAGTCAATTAAATCGCCCGTAAAAGAAACGGCATTACAAGAATATTTTTTATAAATAGACTTAACGAAAGTAAGATAGTTTTTATGCGTATAAGGCAAATGCACATCTCCAACGATAAGTCTATTTATTTTTTTCATTACTTTTTAATCTTGTTAGGGATTAATTTGTTTACAACCCACATAATTTTATTTAATATTGAGTTATCCTTTTCCGTTGGCGTTAACCTTACGATAATTTCAGCGATTGCTAAAATTGCTAATAAAATTTCTTTCCATTCCATAGTTATCTATTTTTGATTATTAATTTAATGTTTTCGCCACCTAAATTTATTATTTCTTTCATTAGTAAATCCATAGCTAAAGTTGAGTTACCAACAAAGTCTTGTTGACGAGTTTGACCTACTAGAATACAACCTCTAGTATGCGAGGGTTTGTTTCCTCTATGAAATAATATATATGAGCGGTTAGGCACGTCTTCGACTATTAAGTGTAAATAGTCTCTAGTTGCGCTTTGTCTAGCTGGTCTTAAGTTTACTTTGTATTCTCCATCTGGTATACTAGATATGCTTCTTTGATTGTCTCTATAAGGCAATTCTAAAGTATCACAAAACAATTTGCCGTTAATGTACAATTTACCAATAGTAGACTTTTCTGTAAATGTATCTCTTATTATAAGTAAATTAACGCCCTTGTCCACGATAGGTATTTCTGTCTTGTTTACTATGTCTTCCTTTTCTTTTTTTTCTAAAAGACTTATAAGTATTTGTAGCAGC